GTGCGTTAAGCGCACCGTTAATTCTATCATTATGACCACTTATTCCTCTTATATATGAACTGCATTAGACCAATGTAGTACCCAATATAATGATTAAACTCATGATGATAACAATTATCGGTTGTTATTTTCAACCCGCAAGTTTTTCGAACCATTCCTTGCCTCTAGGTATCACCGGTCTGATCTCAAACTGTTTATCTACGCATAGAGTAACTTTTAGAATTAGGCAGCTAAAAGTCTCTTTAAAATTTTGCCAACACACATTTTCCAACGCCGGAAAATTTCTGCACTGAACTCAAGTTCATCCCTGACCTATGAGGTAGTACCTACATGGTCCGATTTCAAATCGTATACTGGGCTCTGATTCATCGCCTGCGAATTGAGGTAGTTCGTTGTATGTGCAGTTGTATCGAGGTGCATATGACCTTTAGGAGTAGTCTCTTTAGACTTTTGTTCCAAGTGAACCTCTATTTTTGGTCTAAAATCTCGGTAGTCAAACGAAGTTAGTACCGCAATGAATAATTCAAATTCTTCACTGCCCAGCCCGTCTAACAGTCCACCGACCAAGACTCCATCCTCTTCTGATTCAGAAGAGAGTTTTGAGAGTACTAAACTCGACAACTTGAAGAGAGAGTTGTTTGTAGTTAATCCAGATTTGCATTTAAATCTGGCTCCTGTCCGTACGAAACGAAAAGGATTCAAGAAAGCTCTCGAGAATCATCCTATTGCTACGCAAATGGATTTTTCTATCGCTTCATCGTTTCAGAATAGTGTTTCAACGAAAGGAAATGTTTCTAAGAAACAGATAGAGTCGTCCTTAAAGTTTGATTTTATTCAAGCTAGTTCTCTGTCTATTTCTAATATTCCCTTTTTCTCTAATTTTGTCGGACCTTGCGTTTTATTAATGCTTGACAAATTTCCGGAAGTTGTTGCACTTTTAGACATGACCAAAGCCCAAATTCATAACCATCTAGCCCATAAAATCTTGGATGGTATGATTGTTCCTTCGTTTTATACTTTGGAACCTGATCAAGTCCATCAAAAGAGTTATTCGGACCTCGTTTCAACTCATGGACTTAAAACAGAGCTTTATCAGACCTCTTCTGACCAAGACCATATACTTGATTGGTTACATTCATATGTAGTCATTCGTAGTCACGTTCACAGAGCGTTGTCTGAATACGCTTTTTGTAGGGGTCTGAACATATTAACTCCTACACCCGCCACGACTTATTTGTTGAATTGGTACAAATTTTCCGTTCCCCGTCCATTTTCTGAGGGAATGTCGAAGTTTTTGAAAGCCGATTTTAAACAAAATTTCACTACGGACTTTAGCATGTGCTTTAAAAGCTATTGCGAATTCATAAAGAGAATTCAATACTCTCTTTCTGAACATGATCCTTTTGAAATGCAATCAGCCTGTGATGCTATGTCGTCGCGTTTACATCATGGTATATTTACTATGACCGCGTTTACACACGGTTATAGTGATTGGATACCAGGTGTTACTCTTCTCAATAAAACTGAGAAGATTGTCGACTCAGTAGGTGGAGTTGATACACTGCTTGAAGATTTAAGACAAGCAGCAAAGACGGCTACTAAAGCTGGAGATAATGTCAATGATTTGTTCGATCAAGGCAAAGTTGACGACCTTTTAGACAGGTTTAAAACTTCAGCTGACTCAGCCGCAAAAGTTGGTGATGAATTTGCCAACGTTATCGAGATGTTACGTCACTCGATACCAATCTTCGGCGTTTTCTTCTTGATTACTGTTTGGGTTTCTTTTAGAAAATCCTCAGGACAAGAAAAGATCGATCTCAAGTCCAAGCTTATTGGCCTATGTTTATTCGTAGGTGCTTCATATATAGCTGTTCCAGGAATTTGGGATATTATCTCTAGAATTAATAGAGAAGCCGAAGAGTATCAGGAGTCTAGTTCTTTAGATCTTCCTGAAGTTCCGACCCAAGGTTTTGACCTTAGCGAAGATGCTGTCTCCACAATTTGCACTTTAGGTCTTCTTGTTGGTTTTTCACAACCAGACAAGTTATCTATAGCAAATGTTCTTAAGCCTTTAGGCACTGTGTCTAGAGGCGTTAGAGACTTAATTCGTGTCGCCTACGAACTGTTCTGTATGTTTTCTGAAAATGTCTCTGAATTCTTTGGTTTAGATCCTAAGATTTGGGGCACTCCATCCGTGAAATTTAACGAATGGAAGATTGAAGTGGAAGCTTTACAAACAAACTTTTCTTTGGGAAGAGTTGAAGTTTCTATTCAATCAGAAAATAAAATTGAGGCTATAATTCAAGTTGGCGAATCTATGATGATGGATTACGCTAAATCTGTCCACCAGCCTTTGACTCCTTTGATACGCCAATGCGTAAATGAGTTAACCAAGATAAAGTTAACCATGAGTGCTATGAGGTTGAATTATAAGCCAAATAAACCTGCAGCTGTAGGCCTATTCTTATTCGGGCCTCCTGCACAGGGAAAAACAGAACTAACAAAGTTCATCGAAGCTGCTGTTATGAAAAGGATAAAGTCTCCTGAAGAATACGAGACTTATTTAAAATTCCCGAGTAATTACGTTGCTTCTGCCCCTAGGGGCAAATATTGGGATAGTATTTCCTCATCGCTGGATATTTTGAAAATTCCAGAATTTGGACAATTCCCAAAAGTTAGAGGAACTCCGGAAGATGGCGACGCGTATAACATTATTATGTTTTGCGACCCCGATCCTGCCATCGTGAACATTTCGGAATCTTCTAATAAAAATAAGGTTAGTTTACAACCTGTTCTCTTGATGGTCACTTCAAATCAAGAGTTTTTACAAGCTGAAGAAATTAACAGCATCGACGCGTTACAAAGGAGGTTGGATATTCCTATTCGTGTCATGTTAAAAGAAGGTTCTAATAGAGAAGTCATATCCCCCGACAATTGGATTTTGACACTCCAAAGACCTTTGATTAACAAAACCGGCAAATATGAGCCTATTGGAGATATTTCTCTAGAACAGCTCGTATTGCTTATAGTCGAAAAGATTGAGAGGTCCAATAAACTCAACAATTCGACTGCTGAAATCGTCAAAGTTTTCTCCCAACAAATGGAGGATGCTATTGAAAAAGGCGATTTAAAGCTATTGGACGACTTACAAGCTTACGTTAAGCCTTTTGCTCCTGCCCAGACCGACATTATGGCAGAGTCTCAACACTTGAGGCCCAACGCTAATCGTGCTCGAAGTGCGGTTGTCCACTCTCCTCCCGAACCAGAAATGTTCGCTGAATCTTATCACTCTCAGGATGACGATTCTGGAGATGACGACACTATAGAAGATGTTTTTCATGACGCTCTAACTACCAGGTCAAGGGGTATTTCAGAGCGAGTTCCGACTCATGTTGGAAAACGTCCTATAGTTCCAAAGTTTAAAGAGGGTGCTAAGTTTGATGAGAGGGTTCTGAATGTTGTAGAAGGCCCTGGAGTTGCTAATATTGAGTCAACTATAGTTGAATTTTCAGACGACCATCGTATCGTTCACGTTACGAGTCTGGAGACTACTGAAACTGTTGATTCTGCGAATGGAACTTTTGAAATTCGCGATAATGGCAAGGGAGTTTTTGTCCCTATGCCTATTAGACAACATATGAGTTTTAGTCACACGACCATCGGCTACGACACTTTTGTTGTCCCTGACCACGTTCCTTATTTTCATGGAGTTGCCCTTAAATATCCTCTATGGAAATTCTCCTATAATTCGTATAAGGAGAACGACTATTCTCAAATGGTTGAGTACAACAGTATTAGCACAGATGAGATTTGGAAGTCGTTCTCCCAAACGGTTTGCGGAGTAGTGTTGCTTCCTTGCGTTGTCAAAGACATGATGGTAAAGAAGTTTGGTAGCTTAGAAGATTTTACCGCTAACACTCTACTTCTTTTGTCTGAGCATGCAAAAATACATGGAGCAGCCAAAATAGGTTTCGTTTTAGACGTTTCCTTAGAAGTTGGAAGTTCCTTGTCCAGCTTACTTAAGACGTTTAGTGAAACCATGATGTCTTATGCCGAAAAATTCCGTAATAAGATGTATAGCGTCGTTCGCTACGTCTATAAATGGATGAGAGAGCATGAGCAATTTGTCACTATCGGTATATCGTTAGTGACAGCTTATCTTGCGTATACGTGGTGGAAATCTCCAGTGGAAATTTCTTCTATCGTTAATAGCGGGAATGGAAACATTAACGCTAGTCGTGAGTTGAAGCACGCAAATGTAGCAAAAGCACAGAGTAAGCTAGCTACATTAGCCCGAAATTATCGGGCTACAGTCCATTCTGGAGATTCAAATGCCAGGAGTCGCGTAGATGTTTGTGTAGCAAACATGGTTCCAGTTTATGGAATTCGTGGTGGTGCCGACGCTCTACTTGGGCATGCTCTCTTCTTGGAGGAGAGGACCTTCATCATGCCAGGACATTTTGTATTGCAGACCATTGCATTACAATCGGAACAGTACACTGAAGAAGAAATGTACTTGACTTTCGTTTTCCAAGGAAAACCAACCAAAGTACTCCTACAATGGCTAGACCCTGTAGTTGAAGAGTACATTGGTGACAATGATGTTTCCGGAAGGGCAACTTTGAAGGACTTGTCTATGTACAAGTTATTAAATCCTTCTCTGTGTCCTAAATTTAGATCGATAGTCAAGCATATCGCTCTAAAGAAGGAAATTGATACTTTCAAGGGTGGAAAAGATTACTTTAACGCTGCTGTTATAAACCCAAAGCGTGAAGTTCCCAACCTGAAAGTTTGGCGACAAAACATCGTGAGCATTGACCCTATTCTTAAGCAAAAGAATAATCGTACTTATTTAGCAATGTACGAAGGGGCGTGTTTTACTCCCGGAAGTTGTGGAGATATTTTGATGACTGCTGAAGGCAGAATAATCGGATTCCACACTAATGGAGATGGAAAATACGGTTACTCAACTGTATTTTACCAAGAAATGTTTGCACCCAACCTTGTTACTCCTATTTCGGAAATAAGTGACAAGAGTATCGATTTGGGTGATTTAGCTGTCGCATTGCCGTCTGTTATGAATCATGGTTATGATTTGAGCGTCCATACTGGCTCAGTTATAACCCTGGAGAGTGAGTTTAAAAGCAGTACTTTCGTTAAGAATTCGATAGTCCAGTATAAAGGACTTGGCAATCCTTACGTAGAACGGAAAACTGCTGTTACAAATACTCACATCTCAAACTACGCTCAAGCTAGAGCGAAATACGTCCTTCAGGAAGTTACAGCTAGTGACGATCATGTCAATCTAGCTATGGAACAGATGTTTAGTGACGCTACAGCTTTTGATTCAAAGTGGAACAAACGAATGTACACTTTGACAGAAGCGGTTTGTGGTATACCTGATTCTATGTTCAAGAAACTTCCTACCCAGACGTCAGCAGGTTTCCCTTTGTCTGCTTTAGGAATCCGAAAAACCGACTACTTTTATTACGATGAAGATGGTCAATTTAGGATAACTAATAAGTTTTGGGACCTAAAAGAGGAAATACAAAAGTATTTCCACGTTGCCCTTACAGGAGCAACTCCCGTGTGTGATTTCCAGGACACACTAAAGAATGAGCGAAGAGCCATCGACAAGGTTGAGAAACCTCGTTTGGTTTCTGTTTCTCCTCTCGTTCTTAGTATAGTGTGTCGCATGGTATTCGGGTCCTTTATGGAGTATATGAACACTTATGCTGAGAAGATAGGATGTGTTTATATGACCAACCCAATGTCCTTAGATTGGGATAGGATCGCACGAAAACTCCGAGATAAAGGAGGAAGTGACCGTTTTGGAGCTGGAGATTTTAGTGGCTTTGACGCACATCACTTGCCTCGGTACATGATGATGTTATTTGACAAAATAATATCTTGGTACCCAAAAGACGGTCTAGAGGATGTTAGAAGAGCAGTAGCAGAAAATATTTGCTACTCGGTCCACCATTTTGGTTCCGTAGTTGAAGTCTGGAATTCCGGGATGCCTAGCGGAAACCCTATGACTACCGTCGTAAATTGCTTACTTAATCGTACGTATTTTATGTATTGGTGGTTTACGGTTAATGGTAAGGATCCTGTTTGTCTTCCTCATTTCAAGGAGCATGTTTCTCTTTTCGTTAACGGTGATGATAACGTTTACGGAGTTACGGAACAATATGCCGAAGTCGCCAGTGAAGAACAAATTGGCGCCGTTTTCAAGGAATTAGGACAAGTTTACACTGACGATAAGAAGTTAGGTGCCACTAAGAACTTGCGTCCTTTTGAAAACGTGACTTTATCAAAACGATCGTTCAGATTCGATCATGAACTTGGGTTGTTCGTTGGACCACTTGACCTTGATGTTGTTTTGGAGATACCTCTTTGGACTAAAAGAGATAGGTATCTGGAAATTGCGCTTGATAATGCGGCAGTTTCGTTGAGAGAGTTGTCTGTACACGGAAAAGAGGTTTATGAGTTTTGGGCGCCAAAAATATGCGAGTATTTCGGAGATAAGTTTACTCCGATTACTACGTCATGGAAAATACAGTACGCGATTGCGTTGAGTTCGGAAGCACAAGTCTAGTCTCGCTTTCAAAGTCCCGTCCCGAACAAGACATAAAACTGTTCCCTGTCCCGAGCCCACGTTCCACAATATCTTTATTCCACTCGAAGCATTAAGTTGCCGGTAAACGAGAGTGATGGCAGATACAGTTAATTCCGTTATTCCTTCTGAACCTGTTGGAAATCGCGTTTTACATGAAGTTGCTAGTTCAGGTCTTCAAGGAACTACAAACTTTGCTGATGATACTTTCGGACAAGAGACCACTGTTTTAGCCCCGACTGATTTAACAGTAGCTCTAAGAAGCGTCAACGAGATTCCAGGTGCTGGATCTATCGTTGATTTCTTGTCAAAGCCTGCGAAGATTTCTACAGGCGCTTTTGCGACCACTGATTCTGGAACTCTCGTCTCTTTTGACCCTTGGACCGTCACTGTTGGCGATTCGTGGAAGAGACAAAAGTTAGATGGTGTTTACTTGGTTAGAGCTGATGTAAGAGTTCGTTTGACTGTTAATGCGACTAGATTTCAACAAGGTCGCTACATTCTTTACTGGGTTCCCAGTGGAGGAGTTCCTAACACAAACGAGTCTTATTTAGCTTATAACAGGGCTCACCGTTCTAACTTGATGACCATTACAACTCTACCACACGTTGAGATCGACCTTGCTAAACAGACCCACGTAGAGTTGTTATTGCCCTTCACAGCAGCGTATTCCCATTTTAACCAAACTTTGCAAACCCCGCCCACGGTTTTTAGTTTGGGAATGGTTTACGTGACCCCTTATTCTCCACTGCAAGCAGGCTCTGGTTCTAACACTTGCAGTTACACTCTTTGGACGAGTTTGGAGAATATTGAATTGTCCATGCCTACTATTCCTCAGTCTGGCTATTTGGAAGCTGAGGTTCATAGTGGTAAAGGAAAGAGTGTTTCCGATATGGAACAAATGGCACGTGGATCTGGTCCTATTAGTTCTACTTTAGCCAAAGTTTCGTTGTCTTCTGACATTCTTTCCGCAATTCCCATACTTGGACCCGCGATGTCTTCTTTGTCTTGGATCTCAAGACATATAGCAAGAAGCGCTGACGTATGGGGATTTTCAAAGCCCATGGTTTTAGACGCCCCGACCCGTGTCGTTAGAAACACTTTGCCCTATGTTGCTAACGCAGATGGTGATTCTATGTCACTACCACTCTCCCTTATGTCCACAAACCAAGTCGTGATCGATTCAGGATTGCAACGAACCAAAGCTGACGAAATGGCCCTTTCATACATCGCTCAGCAATATTCTTTCCTGCAGACATTTGCTTGGACCACCAGCTCCGCAGTTGACACGAACCTTACGTCGATTGCAATCCAACCGTCCCTATACACAACTACATACGGTAAAGGCACTTGTTACGCTCCTGTGTCTCTCGTGCAGTTGTACTTTAGGTATTGGAGAGGATCTATTAAGTTTAGGTTCAAGATGGTGAAAACAGAGTTTCACAGCGGTAGATTAGCTATCGCGTACATACCTGTTTTTAATTCTACGAGTTCCGCCGTAGTCACCACAGGACAGTCCCAGTATCTATATCGTCAAATAGTAGATATTCGAGAGACTTCCGAGTTTGAAGTTTGTGTACCTTTCGTGTTCCCGGAAGTGTATGCTGACGTAAACTCCGTCCTAGGATCCTTGAACTTAACAGTTCTCGATGCGTTGACCGCTCCTAATACAGTCACGCAATCCATTACTTTCTTAGTCGAAGTTGCGGGAGGAGACGATATTGAATATGCCTTCCCCACTTCGCCTGAACTACTAGCCTATTTGCCAGCAGTAGTTCAGTCCGGTTATACTGTCACGCCTTGTTACACGTTTGGGACTACTCCCACAGACTTGTCAGTTACGCCGGCGTCCATCTCAATTGGTGAGCAAGTTCATTCGCTCAGACAATTGTTCAAAAGGGTGCAGTTTAGCACCATAACCAACACACCCACAGCCTTCAACGATCCGTTACGCGTGTATCCGTTTCTTAACGTTGCTGCGTCTCAAATAACCAACAATACTACCGTATTGTTGAAAGACGTCAGTTCACCAGGTGACCCTATAGGTGTGTGGGCGGCAATGTTCCTCTTTAGCTCTGGAGGAATGAGGCTTTATGCCTTTCCCGGTGACGGAAATGTCGCCACAAATAGCTATTTTATTTCCATGGATCAAATCCCTGGAGACGCCCCCACGACCATGGCATTTTATTCGCCCTCTTGGCCATCGTGGGGAGCAATCCGCACAGTAGTGAACCCAGTTATCGAACCATTTATCGATGTTACGGTTCCAGCCTACACGCGGACAATTGCGAGAGTCAACAGCCAGCATTTAGTATGCAGCACTGACGCTCGTTTCGCCCCAAAAAGCTCAAATGGAAGTAACGTGACCAACGTTTCTTTCCAAGGTACTTTTGGAACTTACGCTAATCCTAGATCATTCAATGTGATGCGTTCGTTTTCAGAAGACACGTCCTTTTCCGGATGGTACGGTACTGTACCTCTGTTGCAAAGGGCGACAGCTTAAAAGGCAACTGTAGTTTCGGCTCAGGGTTTTTGTTGTTTCATACCTGAGTCCAGATAGATATGTGTCACGCACAACCAGTTGCCTAAGGCAACCAGGCGCCACAACTAGTAACTACATTTAGTGACAAACACAAAAATACAAACTAGCTGTTTTGGCCCCATTAAAATACAAAACAACTTGTTGCCCCTCTATTTTTGTTAGTCACGGTGACGTTAAACCCAC